AAACGAGACTTTTGCATTATTTTCACTTGGCTTGGGTTGCCTGTTAGGTTGCCGCTGTAGTAACTTTCTAAAACCTCATTTTGTTCAATAGTAGATAGCCCAAACCCCTCATTGTGGCGCGATAGGTAAAAGTACTCATCTGCGATGGGGTGGTTAAAGTTTATGGTTGGCTTGTTCATATTTTACACCTTATAAAAGCCCCCTAAGAGGCTGGTTAAATTAAAGCTCTATAATAGGAGCCATTGAGTAGTTGCCGAAAGGCATGAAAAATTCACCGTTATGGTTATGAATTTTGGCTCTCTTGGTTTCTTTAGTGTGGGGGTGAATGAAGGTTACAGACTTCTCTGTACGCTTAATTACAGCCACTTCAAAAGTGCTTTCACTGTTAGAAATAAAACGGCCTATGTATGTTTTCATTTTGCTTTCCCTTTGTTGGTTTATGCGTTTAGTTTAACAGGTTTGTTTACCAGTGTAAACATTTAGATTAAAGTAATTAGAGAAACAATTAAGCCAATAAGAACCACGGCTATAACGATGTTCTCTTCTTTTTTAATGTTGGCTTGGGTTCGTGTTTGGTAAGCGGGGGTATAGTTCATTATCTTGCACCTTTTATTTGTTTTCTCTTTATACGTTTAGTATAGCACACAAAGTTTACAAAAGGAAACATTCTTCACCCTAGACCATAATTAAAATGTTTGCACTGCTAAACATAGTATGCTATAATAAACATACCAAGCAGGAAAAAGGCTTGGCTTCTTTAAAAATTAAACTAATAAAAGGTGTTCAATATGAGCGGCAAGTATAAAGAGTATCCAGAACATACAGTTGCGCGAGTAGGTATAAAGGTTATGTGGTATAACTTTGCAACCAAGGAGTTAGCCAACAAGGCATCCAAAGTTGCGTTGCACAATGCTGGCATAAAAGCAAGCAAGGGGTTTGATTTTGGCTACTGCTACCCTAGCGATATTACCAAAGAAGAAGATGGAACCTATACGGTTTGCGTTCCATAAACTAACCAGCCTGAAAGCTCTAAGCGAGTAGGGCAACATAAAAGGTATTTAATATGTGGCACCACAATTCAAGAAAAGATTCATGCCATGTAACTTTCAAGGTTGAAGGAGAACATTTTGAAATGCTAGATTATGTTCACCAAAAACTTGGAATTACAAAAACCCGCCAGATGCTCTTTCTCCTAGCTCACTTAGTTCCTATAGTTGAGGGCAAGGATAATTCAAAGGAGTACATTGATTTTATGGCTGGCATAGCAATGGAAAACGCAGAGAGAAAGCCATTCAAGGGTACAGCCTCAGAGGTAAAAAAAGAGCTAGATAAGTACGCCTAAACAATTAGCCCTTTAGGGGGCTTTTTTTTCGCATCAGATAATTACTAGCTGGGGAGCTGTAGTTTTCAAGGGGGTGTCCTTAAAAAATAGTTGTGATACCATATGTCAGGATGTAAAGTGTCTCAGAGCAGATGCCTGATTCCATAGCAATCACCTGATTGTGAAACTATAACCGACGGAACAGTGTATGTTGAAAGAAATCAAAAAAGACCCTGAGCCTATGGATATACAGGCCGCTATTGAAGCCTTGACTGCATCCCTAGCTGAGAAAGCAGAGATTAGAGATGATGTGTTCTCCACGGAAGAGGAGGCTCAAGATAGGGCTGAGGAAATCGGCTGTGTCGGCACTCACTCTCACGATGAAGATGGCAACCTAGTATTCATGCCTTGCGAGAGCCATGAAGAATATACTGAGCTAACTGGATTAGAGTTAAGCGGCTACGGTATGCCAAAAAAACCTAAGAAGCCCAAAAAGAAAGATACCGAGAGCGAGGAGAAAACCCTAGACCAGTTCTTAGATGTTAAGGCTGAGATAAATGCGGTTGACTCTGAGGATGAAGAGTATGGAACCTTTGAAGGTTACGGCTCTATCTTTGGTAACACCGATCTAGGCAATGACATTGTTGCTAAAGGTGCTTTCAGCAAGAGCGTTAAAAAGACAGGCGCATTAGGGGTCAAACTTCTATACCAACACAAATCAGATATGCCTATTGGCGTATATGAGTCTATTGAAGAGGACGAGAAGGGTTTAAAAATTCGTGGCCGTTTGGCGATGAAAACCCAGCTTGGACGAGAGACATACGAACTAATGAAAATGGGCGCACTTGATGGCCTATCTATCGGTTTCAGAATAAGCCCCAAGGGGCAATCCTATGATAAGGCAGGAGCCAGAGTTATCAAGGAAGTAGAATTGATGGAGATATCTGTTGTTACCTTTCCAATGAATCCTAAAGCTAAGGTTCAGGCGGTTAAGGGGCAGGAGCTTTCTATCAGGGAATGGGAGAATGGACTGCGTGATGCTTTTTCTTTATCTCGTTCAGAAGCAAAGATGGCCGCAAAAGCTGTAATGGATGCGTTTACTCAGCGTGATGCTGAGGTAGAAATGCAACCTGATGTAGATGCTATCAAAAACCTAACCCAAAAACTCAAAACCATAGTGGGAGAAATCCAATGAGTGAAGATGTTAAAACCCTAGTATCTGACATGGGACATGCTTTTGAAGAGTTCAAAAAAAGCTATGACCAGAAGTTAGAGAACGTGGAAAAAGGTGTCCAAGACACTACCCTAGATGGGAAAATTACCGCCCTTGAAGCGAAGCTAGACCAGTACGAAGATGTGAATCAGCGTATTAAAGCTAGTGCCGCAACTCAAGATGCTATCAAAGAGCAGATGGATCGCATGGAAACTGTTATGCGTCGTCCCAACGGTGGTTTCACCGATAAGCAAATTGATGCTGGCGTTAAAGCCTTTGATTCTTATTGCCGTAAAGGTATGGAAGGAATTACTCCAGATGAGAAGAAAGCACTAACTGTATCTAACGATACAACTGGTGGTTACTTAGCTCCTCCAGAGTACATCCGTGAATTGATTAAGAACATTACAGAGATCTCACCTATTCGTGGTATTTCTCGCGTTCGTCAAACTGGACAGCGTTCTATTCAGATTCCTAAGCGTACTGGTACTTTTGCCGCGCAGTGGGTATCAGAAGCTGGAACACGTTCAGAGACTACTGGATGGCAAGTTGGCCTAGAAGAGATTCCCGCGCATGAGATGTATGCACTGGTTGATATTTCTGAGCAGGATTTGGAAGATTCAGTATTTAATCTTGAAGCTGAAATGCAGTCAGAATTTACTGAGCAGTTCGCTAAAGCCGAAGGATTAGCCTTTGTCTCTGGTAACGCTGTAGGTAAGCCTGAAGGTATCCTGACTAACGCTTCTGTTGCTGAAAGCAACTCTGGCTCAGGTACGCTACTAACTGCTGATGGCCTCATCACAATGGTTCACGCCATTAAGAGTGATTATAGCCGTAATGGTACTTTCGTCTTTAACCGTGGTTCATTAGCGGCTATTCGTAAGTTGAAAGATGCCGCAGGTCAATACGTCTTCCAAGCTGGCATGAGCTTGTCTGGAAATATGTCTGCAACTATCTTAGGTCACAGCTATGTAGAAGCTACGGATATGCCGTCTATCTCAGGTGGAAACTTCCCTGTTGCGTTTGGTGATTTCCGTCGTGGATACTTAATTGTTGATCGTGTTGCTATGGCTGTACTACGCGACCCATTCACCCAAGCTAACACTGGTAATATTCGTTATATTGCTCGTCGCAGAGTTGGTGGACAGGTTATCCTTCCAGAAGCAATCATCAAGCAGAAGATTGCTGTTTAACTAGGAGACAATTATGAAAGATTTAGGAAGCAATTTAGCAGTAGTCGCTAGTTTAATCCCTCAGCTTGCATCAGGGAATGGCACAACTACAGCAACAAATGGTGTTGACCTTGTTGGTTTTGAGAGCGCAATGTTAGTTCTCTCTGCTGGTACTCAGGGTGATACGCTTGCGGCAAACTTGAAGTATACCGTTAAGATACAAGACAGTGATGACAACACAACTTATGCTGATGTTGGTCAAGCTGGAATAACTGGTGCTACTCTTGTTGGTGGTGTTTGGTTAACTCTTGACGCGGCCGCTAAGGTTTCTCAGTCATACAAGGCTGGATACATTGGTGGAAAGCGTTATGTTCGGGCAAGTATCGTCCGTACTGGAAACCACGCAAACGGCACTCCGATTAGTGTTGAGTGTGTTAAAGGTAGTCCGCATCACGCCCCAGTTTAGGGTTAAGATGTAAAAGTGTAATGAGTGAGAGGGGGGTGGTTATTTCCCCTTTGTCCACCCCTCTCAATCTTTAACTGGTGATTATTATGAATAAGCAATACAAAATAGTTATACCAAAAGCAGGACAATCTGAGAAAGATGGCGGGATAGCTCTGTATGAAATGGGCAGAATTGTAACAGCCGACGAATCTTGGAAAAAAGATTTGATGGAATCATTCGTGTCTAGCGGATGGGCTATGGAAGTAAAGATGCAAGATACTTCTGATATGGTAAGAGCTAGAACTAGCAAAGGCCATTTCGTACCAGATGACCCATCTACCCCAGAGGTGAATGAGGCGTTTGTTGAGACGAAAGCAGTTAAGAAAAAAGCCGCGCCTAAAAAGAAAGCCGCACCCAAGAAGTAAGCTCTTGATAGGATGAATTACAGATGGCAACTATATTCCTTGTTAATGGGGACAATAAACCCCAAGTACAAGTCAATTTAACTCGCGCTGACACACAGGCAGTAGTTAACTGCGTCGGAGCCACTTGCACCCTCAAAGTAAGGGCGAGAGGAGCCACGGCAACCCTATTTACAGTTACAGCCTCAAATAACGGCACGAACCTACAAAATGGAATACTCCTATTCACGTTAGGCGCTAATCTAACCAACATAGATGCGGGC